AAGCAATAGCAATGTGTTATGATGCTTTTAAGGGTTCGGTAGAATTAGAATCATATAATGACTACCCACAAGGTGCAGTAAACAACGCTAAACGTGCTTTAAAATGGGTAGAAAAAAATGGATGGGGTTCTTGTGGAGAAGCAACAGGAAAAAAAAGAGCATCACAAATAGCAAAAAAACAAAACATAACAAGAGATACTATAGCAAGAATGGCATCATTTAAAAGACATCAACAACATAAAGATGTACCATACACAGAAGGGTGTGGGGGTCTTATGTGGGATGCTTGGGGTGGTTCTGCTGGTATTAACTGGGCAATAAACAAACTCAAACAAATAGACAAATAAATGGCAACAAAGATTAGTGAAGATACTAACGTACAATTAGATTTAAAAACTATTGCAATGATCGTAGGAGGTGCAGTATCTCTTGCGAGTATGTGGTTTACATTACAAGGCGAAATATCTGATTTACAAAACAAGATAGATTCTTTTAGTGGAGATGAATTTGTACAAAGAATGGAGTTCCAGCTTAAAGACGAATTAATACGTTCTAACGTCATACAAATAGATAACCTCACAAAAAATTTAAAAGAGGATATACAAGAAAATAAAGAATTAATTAGAGATTTAGAAATCAAAGTATTTAAAAGATGAAACATTTACTATATGTTCTTTTTGTATTATTGGTGTGTTCTTTAAATGCACAAGAAACAACCGTTATACAAATTAATGCAAAATGGAATTATAAAAACAATTATGATTTATCAAGCATAAAAAATGCTGTAATTAAATTTAGTTACTTAAAAGACCAACCAGCAGACATAAGAAAAAACATAACAGCAGTTCCAGTAATTGCTATCATAGATAAAAATGGTAAAGTTAGAATGCAGTATGTAGCTGACCTATCATTTAAAATACAAGCTACAAAACAACAAATACAAGAAACAGTTAACATTATATCAAAAGAATGAAAATATTAGTTTTTTTATTGTTAATTGTTAGTTGTGGAACATACACACCACAACCTACTATAAAGCACGTTTTGGCAGTTACTTCAGAAGGAGATACATTACTAATACCAATAAATAGAATACGACCTAATATTTATCAAACAATATATCCTTCTTACGGTAATTTTTACGATTCTTATTATTACAATGGCTGGAGATATAACACAAACGTATATTCAAATCATAAGACTTACGAATCTAACAGTTCTAATAGTTCTAACAATTCAAACAATTCGTTTAAATCTGAATCAAAAGACATATCAAGATTAGAAGTAAATGAAAATAAGGTTAAAATGAAAAATTAAATTATGGAATTTATAAAACATCTTTTTGGTTTATGTGGCGAAAGTCATCTAAACATTTTTACAATAATAATAACACTAATTATATTAAAAATAAGTTATGAAAAATATTTTAGCAAAACTATTTGGAGGAGCAGGAGGTAGTATAGCAGAAAAAATATCTGGTATTATAGACAAACATACTTTTAGTAAAGTTGAAAAAGCTCAATTTGAAAAAGAGATGGAGGAAATATTTATAAAAGCTGAACTTGATCTTGAAAGAGAAATAACAAATCGTCACGCTGCAGATATGGCTTCTGATAGTTTCTTGTCAAAGAATATACGCCCTATGCTTACTATATTTTCTTTAGTTCTATATACTCTATTTGCTTTAATAGACGGTAACATAGGAGAATTTAACATAGCTAATCAGTATGTAGACTTGCTTGGTCAGATAGTTATAATGAGTTTAGGGTTTTACTTTACATCAAGAGGTATAGAAAAAACAGCAAAGATCATTAAGAAATAATGGCTAAAGGAATTAATATAAACACATATAAGAGCAAATCAAAGAAGCGTAAAGGAATACACGCTAAAAGTAAAATGAGTGCCTTAAAAAGCTCTAAAAACTATTTTAAGAAATATAAAGGTCAAGGTAAATAATTTTTTTATATATTTGTTTGGCTTATAGCAAAACTTGCACAACCTAATAAAGATGGACGGTGCTTGGAACAGGTAATTAAATTATTTCTTTTTTGTAGGCTTTTTTCTTTCTTTTTCTTTTTGTCCTTTTTCTTTTTCTTTCTTTTTAGTTATTATGAATTGTATAAAATGTAAATACAAAATGCTATATTTAGGTAGTAATCAAAACGGTTATTATTACTTGTGTAAAAAATGCAATAACGTTATACCTACAAATGAAAAAATTAACAAGAAGTAAACTAATTAAAAAACTTGACAAAGTATTCAGTTTATATATTAGACAACGTTATGCTAAAAATGGAATAGCACAATGCTTTACTTGTGGCAAAAAAGATCATTGGAAAAAATTACAATGTGGTCATTTTCAAAGTCGTAAATATTATTCTACTCGTTGGGATAAAATAAATTGTCAAGTACAATGTGCAAAATGCAATGTCTTTAATTATGGAGAATCTTATGTGTTTGGTAAAAATCTTGATATGGAATTTGGAGAAGGGTGTGCTGAATCACTTTATTTAAAAGCAAAACAAATAACTAAATTCTCCACACCTGAAATCCACGAGTTAATAAATCATTATAATATGTTAATAAAAGAGTTAAACTAATTTTTATATTTATAGTGTTCTGTTACATTTGTCTTGTATAAAAGAGGGTTAATTTATTTTAGCCCTTTTTTTTTGCTTATTTATTAAAAAAATTGTTTATATTTATAATTCATTTAAAATTATATATATGACTAAAAACAGAACCATACCCTATGAACAACACTATGTTCAGGTAGGATTTTACCAAAACTTTATTAAAAACAAAGAACAAGAAATCAAAAAGTTAAATAAGAAAAATGATTTACTTGAACAAGAAAATGAAGTTTTAAAAGCTAAACTCGAAGTTGAACATTCTAATAACTTAATGAGATTATGAACAAAGAAAAATTAGCAGAACTTTATCACAAGTACGAGTTATCTAAAGATGACTTTTTTAAACATCAACATTACACAATAATTACAAGACAAGGAATCGACAAGATTCAAGCTATAGAACAAATCTCTATAGACTATGAAGTAATTAAATGTGAAACTAACTTTGCAGTATTTAAAGCAATAGCCACAAAAAACAATAAAAAGATTATAACTTTTGGTTCTGCTTTAAAAGGTGCATCGTATAACGAAGGTAATTGTCAAAGCTGGTATGTCGCTGAAATGGCAGAAAAAAGAGCTATGTCAAGAGCTGTACTAAAACTAACAGGGTTTTATGAACTTGGAGTTTTTGGAGAAGATGAATCAGATTCTTTCAAAAAGAAAACTACAAAAGAAGAATTAATAAATAAAATTAAAAACAATGGCTGACAAAATATATAAAGAAAAAGATCATCATCCATTTGAGAATCAAATATTTAATCACTATAGAAAACAAGCTAAAGAAATAAATGAAGCTATAGTTTTATTAACGGAACATAACTATACAGTTATTGACCATCAAGGAAAATGGATTACAAAAGAAAACATTAATTAAAATCAATAAATTATGAGTGCAATTATCAATGCGAGTATTAGGGTAGATAAATTACCTAAAGAAAAATTTATCAAAGGTAAAGATGGTGCAGTTTATTATAACTTAACCATTTCAGTAAATGACGATACAAGATACGGTAACAACGTGGCTTTAATGGATTCTCAAACAAAAGAAGAAAGAGATGCCAAAGTACAAAGAAACTATCTTGGTAACGGTAAAGTAGTATGGACTAACGACATTATTAAGTTAGCTGCAAGAGAACAAGAGAATACTACAGCTCCAGTATCTAATGATCTACCATTTTAAGAAAACAAAATAAAATTTATTTTTTTGAAGGGGTTTTAAACGACCCCTTTTTTTTATATATTTATATAAATGCAATTAAGATTAGACGAACAACAAACAGTACAATATCTTGCAATGCAATCAATAGAAGAAGATTGTACAATAGATGTAAATGAAAAATTAGAATATCCTCCAGTAGCATTGTCTTTTGGAGAAACATTAATAAAAGGAAGAAATAAAGATATGCTTTTACCAATACCCTTAGGAACTTATGGGAACTTTAGTTTTATACAAGCTCCTCCAAAGACTAAAAAGACATTCTTTATATCATTACTTGCATCAGTTTACTTATCAGACCAAAATCATTTCGGAGGTAGTTTAAAAGGACATAGACAAGGCAAAGAGTTAATACACATAGATACAGAACAAGGTCGGTGGCATTGTCAAAGAGTATTTAAAAGAATTGCTGAAATGGCGGGAACATCAGACAACTACTTGACTTATGGTTTAAGAACTATTGGTTATAAAGACAGAATAGAATTTATAGATTATTGTTTAGAACATAAAGCTAAAAATCCTGGTTTACTTATTGTAGATGGTATTGCAGACTTATGTGCAGACGTTAATAACATTGAAGAATCTAATGCTTGTGTTCAAAGACTTATGGAATGGTCATCTAAATATAACATACATATTATGTGCGTGATACATTCTAACTTTGGAAGTGATAAACCTACAGGTCATCTTGGAAGTTTTTTAGAAAAAAAAGCAGAACTACAAATACAATTAGAAGCAAACACAGTTAATAAAGAATGGATAACAGTTAAATGCAAAAGAAGCAGAGGTTATGCGTTTGAGACATTTAGTTTTAAGGTAAATGATATAGGACTACCTGAAATCGTAGGGGATTTATACGACCCATTACAAAACTAAATTATGAAGAATTACTTATCGGAAATCTATAAGAAACATCAAGTATGGATTGACATTGTTTGCTCCTTTGGCTGCAATAAAGAAACTGCAGAAGATATAACACAAGAAATGTACATCAAGATTCAAAAAAGAATCAACAAAGGTTTAGACATAGATTTTGGAGATGACTATAATTATTACTATATTTTTAAAACATTGAAATCTTTATTCTTGGATTTAAAACGTAAAGAAGCAAAAGTGACTACATTATCTATAGACAATATGAGGGATTTTTTAGCAGACTTTGATTGTGCTAACTATGAAGATGTATATGCTACAATACAAAACGAACTAAACAATATGTATTGGTATGATAAAAAGATATTTGAAATAATAGAAGGTGGAGAAAGTATTGCACAACTATCACGAAAGTCTGGCATACCTTACTATTCACTTTACAACACTTATAAAAAAGTAAAAGAGAAACTAAAAAAATTATTATGACAATAGACATACCAAAAGAACTAAAATTAAAATGTTGGAATTATTTGCAAAATAATAATATGGGTAACAGACATTCTGCTAATGGAAATAAAGAAAACCAATTAGTAGGGTTATTAGGAGAAGTTTTGACTAAAGAAGTATTTAATGTAAAACATAAGTTTACTAATGGATTTGATGGAGGATTTGATTTTTTGTATAAGAATAAAAAAGTTGATGTAAAAACTATGGGTAGAAATGTATTTATGAAGGATGAATATGTACACCATTTGATAGCCTTTCAAGATAAATTTGATTGCGAAATATATATATTTAATTCATTGAACAAAAAAAACAATGTTTTAGAAATATGTGGCTGGGTTACAAAAGATGAATTATTACAAAAATCAGAATTTTTA